CTCTGCGGCAGCTACTGTACTATCTACGATAGCGTGGATGTTAGCCTGGATATGTTGACTTGATCCGACATCTACCAGGCGATTATCTACCGTAGTCTTAAGGACGCGCGCTCCGAAAGTATTCGCTCCCGTATGCGTGGTATACGGTTCGTCCCATACTTGATTTGGTACATCTAGTACATACGTCTCCGTACTACCGACCACGTTACGAGTCTCGTTAATCACTCCTCCGAAATCGGTAGCTGTATTGTAACCAGCTACCGAAGCTCCCCATACAGCGGATGCTGTTTGAGCGGATGTTAGTCCTCCGCTGGATAGCTTGACGGTCATAACCGCGCCATTAGTCCCGGAAGCTCCGCGGACTACCAGGGTAACATCGTCCGCTCCAGCGGCTAGAGCTGCATCCGGGATATCTAATCTGTAGACTCCAGGCATATTAACCGCGTCTACTTCGGCGAATCCTCCGGATATCCAAGCTTGTCCTATCGTGCGCGCTACCAGGGGGATGTCTACGGATGCGGTCCTGGTCCGGTTAAAGCGCGCGGATAGACCAGCGGTAGAAGCTGTAAGCCCCGTAGCTCCCAGGTAAATCTCTATACTCTGGGACGTAGAACCTGGAGCGATTGTAATAGCGGACGCTTGTCTATCGGTAGGTTGATAGGTTGGAGTAAGTGTAGCTAACGACCGATACGTAATAGCTCCAGCGTCCGGAGATGCACCAGTCCACGCTACGTTATATAGGTCAGTTGGTAAAGCGTTTGTAGCGGTTCCAAATGCCGCATTTGGACTACCTGCTGTACTACTACCAAATTGCAACGATGCAAGGTTATGTAGATAACCTTGTCCAATATCAATACCGGGGATGCCAGTAGTTTGACAAGTTGCACCTAATGGGTAAGGACCATTATTAGCACAATTTATTACTCGTGTATTTGTTTGCGTAGTAGCAGCAGTTCCACCCGCAGTCTGTGTAGCTGCCACGCAATTTAAAATTAAATTATTAGCGCAAGTTATAGCGACTGTTGTAGCATTGTTACTACCAGAATCCTGTATACCACTACTACCTATACAGGTAATAATATTATTTGTAATAATATGTGTGCCAAATGTATTACCGGCAAATATGTTGCCAATATTCGATAACTGTATTCCGTATCTGGTACATCCACAAATAAAATTGTCTTGTATGTAAATGTAGTATGCAGTTAACCCATCATTTGTGGAATGGTTGGCGCATATTCCATTTTGGAAACCAAATATAATATTTCGTAAAATACGATTTGCAGTACCGATTGTATTACCAGCAGTAGATAATATTTGTATTGCACTTGTGGATGTACCTACTGCTCCAAAAAATATACATCTCTGAATAACTATGCCTACTGAACCGGTTACATTAATCCCAAAACCGGTATAGGCGTAAATCTCAAAATCACTTATGGTTAGATTATTAATCGTGCCACCAAGAACAGTATTAGCCGTACCAGCGGATGTATCGGTTGGAGTAAATACAGACAAGCGAACGGGACCAGCGGTAATACCGCTAAACTGTGCAGCGGTTGGATCGGCTAGTATTTGTGTAGCGGAAGTGTAAGCCGTTGCAATAACAAAACCTGTAGCTGATCGGTAAGTACCAGGAGCGACATAAAGAGTATCACCGGATGTAATACCAGTAGCTCCAACCGCTTTAGTAATAGTCTGCCACGCTTGTCCGGCAGATGAACCTAAACCTGTATTTGCGTCATTACCATCCGGACGTACGTAGTATGTAGGCATTATTCACCTGTCCCCGCTGCCATCTCCTGCGCCATAACGATAGCAAATTGATTTACTATCTGTGATTGGAAATCAATATCCTGAGATACCCACCATAGGTTAACGCTAGTACCATTTTCACCGAATGAACCGATATACGATCCATCATTTGCGTAAACATCTCCGTAGACTCTCCAGTCTGTAGAAGGCGTAGGTTCTTTCTCGATTCTAAAATTCTTAAAATTCATTTCCCGACCTTCCGGTTTGCGATAGCTACCAGGGTAAGGTCCCGGAGCTTCTCTAGATCGGATGTAGAAAGGAAGTGGAGGTTCTCCGCTATTTGACCTAAGAGTAAAGCTTCCCCGAAAGGAATCTTTACTTCCGGAATACCAGCTTTAATCTTTAGTAACTTACTAAACCAGGACATTTATTCTTCCCCCTGTATATCTAGCTTAACCGGTTTATCTAATCCAGGTTTACCGTCTACGCCGATCCAGTCCGCCACCAGCTCCACTCCACGTAGCCCCAGGACTCCAAGGAGGAAAGAGAAACCCAGGAGGTAGTTAGGATCGGTTTGTCCCAGAGCTTTCCCCAGGATAGGCGTTAGGTATGTCGCGCTAGCTGTACCAGCGAGTACAGAGGACGCGTTAGTTATTAGTCCCCTAAACGGACGTTGACGTAGGACCATGATTACAGCTCCGATAAAACCAGCTATAAGCTGCTGGTAGTTAATGCTAGCTTGTGGAGTCTCCATTAGAAATCGTTTCCTTCTACCGATTCGACCAGGGAGATATGCTGGACGAGAAGCTCCGTTTTACCAAAGTCCGTACCGATAACGTCCCAGTATCTAGACGTGTCTCCCTGGATGCGGATTCGATCCTGGGACATTACATCCGCGTTTCTTCCCGTTACGAGAGTCCACGCTCCGGACATAGTAAAACCGTTAGATCGGATACTTTCCGAATCTCCGGTATTAATCATGCGTCCTTTAATGGTCGATATCTTAGCCCAGGAGAGGTTAGTCCCCCCAGCTCCATCCGCTGTAGTAACGTAGCGGTATACCTCTACCAGGGACGTACAGAGCATACGCTCCATACCAGCTCCCAGGATGTTTACGAGAGCTGCATCCATTATGTGATTACCTCAAATGGACGGTACTTTTCCGCCATCGTTAGAAATTGGGACTGGAGTAAGGAGAGCTTTACGTTACTGTTATCGTCGGAAGCGTCTACCTGGTTAGCGAGGATACCCGCTTTATAAATCCAGAGAGCGCGTACCGCGGATCGCGTATCGTACTGGTCCGGAGAGATTAGTCCGTAGTCCTGCCATATGAGAGCTGTACCGTCATTAATCCGGTAGCTTTTATAGAGGACGTAAACCGGGTATCCAGGTTCGGTCGCGCTGCTGGTCCCAGCTACCACGGCTTTATAAATGCGTCCGTTAGGTACGGTAGGTACGATGTAGTCCCCTACCGCGTACGCGGTATTAGCGGTCCAGGTAGAGTACCTCCGGTTAGCGTCTACGAAAGTACCTACCGTAGATACGTCTAGCTCCGGGTAGGAGTTGGTTTGGGCGTGGAGCGTAACATACGCTAAAGCCTGTTCTCTGGTAATCGCCATAAAGGATTATTCCATAATCCTATATTCCCCTCTATTAGCCCTGCGTGTATCTACTTGACATTGTATATACGTATCGTATATAGTTACTACGTTAGGGAGGAGTACTAGAGATGATAAAGGCTAGAATGTTATTCGAGATATGGGCGGGACATAATATCCATATCGCGGAGCTGGACGCAGAGAATACCGACAATACCCGCGCGGTAGTAGTCCAGTATATGCAGGAGAATGGAATGTCCTTCGATATCCTGGGAGAAGGTAAGGACGCGGACGGTAACGATACGCTTACCGTCTACGACGAGGACGGTAGAGTATCGGTCTACTTCGTTGGTACAGTCTATGGTAGCGGAGTAGTCTCCTAATGGACGGATTAACTCTAACGGACTTTATCCGTACGTATACTCCCGTAGCTAACCGGGAGGAATACGCTAACCTGGACCCTTTCGAATTTCGGGAGGGAGAGGTACAGCTAACGATGGACTACTACTTCCGCGAGAATATTCCCCATAGTGTAGACGTTAAGTATCTCTGGACCTGTAGCTCCGCGGACGGATTAATCTACCCAGGAGTCCGGTATATAGACTCTCTCTGTTATTACGTTAGCTCCGTACCCTGGAGTTAACCAAACCCATAAAGATAAAACCTCCCAGGATACCTGGGAGGTTTCTTTCTTGTCTGGATCGGGACCCAGGACGGTTACTACCCTATTAAGTAGCTTGTGTAGCCATAACGATAAGCGAACCTGGTACGCGCAGGGAAGCTGTAGCGTTAACATTACCCAAATCGAACGCCTTAAAAGCGAACCGCTCTGTAGCTTTATAGAGGTACTGGTCCTCGATAAATCCACGGTCCGTAGACATCTCGATGGTAATCCCGCGCCGATCGCCGAAAGCTGTACCCTGTGCCAAATCTCCGAAGATAAGTACAGGAGTAGTAGCTGTAGACATAGCGCGCGGCATAACCTGGGAGAATACTACGCGATATCCGTAAAGCGTAGGATTAGGTCCGTAAGCCTGTTGGACATCCATAATCGAGTTCCCGGAGAGAGCATCCAGGAGAGGAGCGATACAGTCATACCAAAATTGCTTGTGGCATAACCATACAGGATCGATACCTGGGTACTCTGGCAGCTTCGCGGACATCGTACGGATGTTAGCGAGTGTCGGCTTATTAGCTGCCACCGATCCAGTGTCCGCGAGGACCAGGGATGCGATATTAGCTTTAGTAGCGTTCAAGCCGTATACAGCCTGGAGTACTCCGGTAATACTTCCATAAGTATTTGTACCGTCTCCATTAATACAGTCCACGTCCTCCTGCTGGGCTAGCTTAACTGCAAAGTCTCGCGCTGCCATAGAAGCGTAATCGATAATGGTATCTTCCGAAAGCTCTCGCGAAACCGGGTTAAGGGCTGCAAGTTTAACGGTTTGAAGGAGTACCTGGTCGAATGTGAAATCACTTGTCGTGATCGCTGTATTCTCTCCGACATGGTAGACGGTCGCCGATCCTGTTTGATTAGGGACCAGGAGAGTATCCGATGTCATAGGGTAGACGCGCGAGAGGGAGCGGACTACACCGAAACGCTCGCGGAGATAGATAAGGTCCGGAGACGTGATAACAGGGACGGTGTATCCGCCCGCGCTTTCTGTAGTCTCGTTGTTAGCCTTGATATGTCCGTTATCCTTCAACCAGGATGCCGCTTTACGGTTACCAGCGATAGCCTGGAGGTAACGTCCGAAAGTGTAAGCTTTATAGTTAGCTTCGGATGTTCCACCAGAGAATACGCTAGTAGTCTTAACGCTTCCATATTCGTTCCACGGTTCGGAAGCTTTAACTTCCTTAGCTACGGGATGCATTTCGCCCATACGCTTAACCGCTTCGATCCGCTCTTCTACAGCGTCTACATCCGACATGATGCGCTTAATCTCGACGTTATTCTCTGCGAGATTATCGCTCTTAGCTGCTAGCTCGCGCGCGGTAGCGATAAGAGTATTCTTACGCTCCCGGAGTCCATCAATAGTCATATCTTTTTAACTCCACTTGTAATCGAAGGTTCTCCCGGAGGAGTACATCCTGGTCTACGATGCAGGACTTAACTACACTAGAGTCCGCTTCCTCTACTTCTCCATCCCGGAGAAGCTTATAGAAGGAAGGAGCTAGCCGTTTAGCCGTAGTCCTGGATAGTCCGAATACGTCCCGTATTCTTCGCTCTGTAGTCCGGAGAGTATCTGGAGTACTAAAGATAGCTTTAGTCTCTCCTCCGGACTTTACTACACTTCCGATAAAGTCCTTAGCGGTAACCGCGAAAGAGTCTACCAGCGTCATAAGATAGGGGAGCTTGTCCTGGGAAGATAGCTCCATTACTCCGTAAATGCCAGAGCATAAAGCTTCATATATGCTCTCCATACCTTCGTGTACCAGGTCGGACTCTACCTCCGCGTATACTTCGCGCGCGTATTCTTCCGGAGTCTGATCCACTGGAGATACCATCTCCATATCCATATCCATATGCATATTGTCCATGTAGTCCATATCCTTTACGGACTTTACTACGTTACGGTACTCCGCAGGGGTAGGAGTAACGGAAGCTTCCGCGATAGTCCAGCGGATAATCTCGCTCGCTTTACCTACGGTTTTACGCTCTACCATATGGGAAGCGGCTCCACTGGAGAAACCCAGCTTTCCAGCTTTCGCCATGCGCGCGATACCGGTAGCGTATTCATCCGCCATATCTATCTGCGCTTGATACCAGATACCGACATCGTCCGCTTTAGCGTAACCTGTACCAATAGATCGCTTACCTACCTTACGGTCCATACCGTGATTCCAGTAGAGGTTAATCGGGACTTCCTCTCCTACAGGGAAACCGTAATCCGTAGACTTTGTAAAGTAATCTCCCTCCAGGTCGGTTACTTCCGGACTACCAAATCGCACCAGGTAACCGCTAACGGTTCCCAGTTTGTCGCTCTTAATCGCGTCCCCAGAGAAAGCTACGATATCCATACAGGAGTATTCCATATTTAACCTCTAGACTAAAGCGTCCGGAGGGAGGTCCGAGTACACGTCCGGTACTTCCCCCCAGGTAACCGTCCCCAGCTTGTTAGCTATGAAGGAGGACGCGAGAGACGGGAGGAGCTGCCCAGTAAATATAAACTCCCCAGGGTAGAAGTAAATAAACTCCTCGATAGGGACCTTACGGAAGAAATCCCCCAGGGTCCCAGTAATCTCGTATTCTCCGTTACCCTTATCGATTAGGTCCCCGTTACCGTAGCGGTAGGAGACTATACTAGCGATTTTCATAAGATATGTTCCAGGATATGCTTTAGCGTTTCGGGGTCGTTTTTATACAGCTCGAATGGATCGCGTACCATGTA